GCTCGCTGAAGGCGCGGCTGGAGGCGGCGTTCAGGTCGCTGCCGAAGGCGAACGTGACGCTGTCGACGACCGGCTTCGACGCGGACATGGCCCGGCTTCGCGCCCGCCTGGAGACGCTGTCGGGTAAGCGCATCGGCATCGACATTGATGCCGCGACGGCCCTGGCGGAGATCACGGATGTCGAGGCCAGGCTGAGGCGTCTCGGTGCCGAGCATCCGAACGTGCAGGTCCGGGCGGACACTGCGGCAGCGCTGGCTCAGCTTGCGGCGTTGCGCGCCGAGGTGGACGCGGTTGACGGCAAGAACGTCGACATCGACGCCTCGTCGGCGACGGCGAGCATCAACGGTCTGGTGTTCGCGGCTATCGCGCTCGGCCCGGCGATTCTGCCTGTCCTGCCGGTGATCGCCGCCGGCTTGGGGTCGATCGCTGCCGCGGGCGCGGCTGCGGCGGCCGGTGTCGGTTCGATCGCACTGGTGGCGGTCCCGGCGTTCAAGCAGATCGGGACGGTGCTGCAGGCGCAGAAGGCCGCCCAGGATGCGGCAACGAACGCCACCTTCAAGGGCAACCAAGCCAACTCGCAGGCCGCGTCGAAGGCCCTGCAGATGGCGGGCGCGCAGCAGGCGTTGGCGACGGCCCGCCGTAATGCGGCCCGTCAGATCGCTGATGCCGAGCGCGGTGTATCGGATGCGGTGCGTCAGGCGGCGCAGGCGAACGCGCAGGCAGCGCAGCAGGTGAAGCAGGCCCGCCAGTCGTTGTCCGATGCCTACGCTCAGGCCGCGGACCGCATGGAGCAGGCGAACGAGCAAGTTGCCCAGGCCGAGCGGGACCTCAGCACAGCGCAGAAGAGTGCCCGTCAGGCGCAACTGGACTTGACGGCTGCCCGTGCCGAGGCGTCAAGGCAGCTGCAGGACATGAACAACCAGCTCGCCGACTCGGTGTTGTCGCAGCGCGACGCCGAAATCGCGCTGAAGGAGGCCGCCGCCCAGCGCAATGCCGTCCTGGGTAACCAGAGTTCCTCGGCCCTGGACAAGCAGAAGGCGATCCTTCAGTACGACCAGGCGGTGCAGCGGCTCAAGGAGCAGCGCCAGGAGACGCAGCGCCTCCAGTCGGACACGGCGAAGGCGAACAAGGCTGGCGTCGAGGGCTCCGACACGGTCCGGAGTGCGCAGGAGCGGCTTGCTGCCGCCCAGCAGGATGTTGTCGACCGGACTACTGCGCTGAAGAAAGCGCAGGACAGTGTCGCGAAGACGCAGATCGAGAACACGCGGGCGATCGCGGACGCGCAGCAGAAGCTGTCCGAGGCGCAGAAGAACGTTGCGGAGACGCAGCGTCAGGGCGCCGAGAGCATTGCCCGCGCCCAGGAGCGTGTCGTGCAGGCCCAGCAGTCGGGGGCTGATTCGATCGCTTCGGCTCAGCGACAGATCGCCTCGGCGTCGCAGTCGGCGGCCGGCGGCATCGATCAGGCTGCCGTCGCGCAGGCTAAGTATCAGGCCGCGCTGGACAAGTTGACGCCGTCGGCCAGGGCGACGCTGAACGCTTTCGTCGGACTGCGGGACGCGTTCTCTGCGTGGTCGCGGGCGCTGCAGCCGGCCGTGATGCCGCTGTTCACGCGGGCCCTGGTGAGCATCCGGAACACGCTTCCGACTTTGACTCCGTTCGTGCTGGGTGCGGCCGACGCGATCGGCGAGTTGCAGGACATGGTGTCGCGGGAGGTGAAGACGCCGTTCTGGCAGGGCTTCAAGGCGGACCTGCAGGGCAATGTGAAGCCCGCGATCATTGGCCTGGGTGTGGCGTTCGGAAACGTGTTCACGGGGATCGCTGGGGTCATCGACGCCTTCCTGCCGCACATGGATTCGATCTCGGCGCGGATGCAGCGAATCACGGGCCGCTTCGCCAACTGGGCCACCGGCTTGAAGGGTTCGCCTGAGTTCGAGCGGTTCCTGTCCTACAGCGCCGAGCACGCACCGCTGATCGCGGACACGCTCGGAAAGATCGCCGGTGCCTTCCTGAGTATCGGGCAGGCTCTCTCGCCACTGTCGGGGCCACTCCTCCTGGTGATCGGATCGTTGGCGCAGGGGGTGGGCTGGCTTGCGCAGCATGCCCCCGAGCTGGTCATCGCCGTCTACGGCCTGTATGTGGCGACGAAACTGTGGGCTGCCTGGCAACTGATCGTGAACGGTGCCATGGCGGCATTCCAGGTGATCGCCTCGGCGGGCCCCTGGGGCTGGATCGTCCTCGCGATCGGCGCCGTGGTGCTGGCCGTGATCTACATGTACAACCACTTCGCCTGGTTCCGCGACGGGATCAAGGCGGTGTGGGCGGCGATCCAGACGGCTTCCATGTGGCTGTGGACGAACGTCCTCAAGCCTGTCTTCGGCTTCATCTGGCAGGGCCTGCAGCAGTTGGGCCGGGCGGCGATGTGGCTGTGGACCAACGCGATCAAGCCTGCCTGGGATGCGATCTCGCTGGCGGCGAGGATCCTCCTGACGGCAATCGTCGTCGCCGTGATCCTGCCGATCATCGTCGCGTTCAAGGCGTTCGGTGCGATCGCAGGCTGGCTTTGGACGAACGCGATCAAGCCTGCTTTCCAGGCGATCGGCGCGATCGCGGTGTGGCTGTACCGCAACGTCATCAAGCCGCAGTTCGACGCCATCATGCTGGCCTTCCAGGCGGTCGCGAAAGTCGGCACGTGGCTGTGGAAGAACGCCCTGTCGCCGGCGTTCCACAACATCGCCGACGTCGCGAAGTGGCTGTACACGAACGCGATCAAGCCTGCGTTCGGGTGGATCGTCGACAGGGCTACCTGGTTGTGGAGCAAGGGTGTAAAGCCGCAGTTCGACCTGCTCAAGGCCGGGGTGAAGGCAGTCGGAGAGGCGTTCAGGACGGCGAAGGACTACATCGGCGAGCAGTGGGCGAAGGTCCGCGACCTGGCCCGCAAGCCTGTGCAGTATGTCGTGGACGTCGTCTACAACAACGGCATCCGCGGCGTCTGGAACAACGTGGCCAAGGCCTTCGGGGCGCCACAGTTGCCCAAGTTCAAGTTCGCTTCCGGCGGCATCATGCCTGGCTACACGCCGGGCCGTGACGTCCACAAGTTCGTGTCCCCGACCGGCGGCCAGCTTGAGCTCAGCGGCGGGGAGTCCATCTTCCGGCCGGAGTTCACCCGGGCGGTGGGCTCCGGATTCGTCGGCGCGATGAACTCGATCGCGAAGTCGCGCGGTTCGGGCGGGGTGAAGGCGGCACTGGCTCCGCTCCTTGGCGGCAACCCGCGCACCCCGACGGACACCTCGCTGCGCTACGCCAACGGCGGAGTCGTACAGAAGTTCGCAGACGGCGGCATCTTCGGCTGGGTAGGCAAGGCCGCCTCGGCCGCCGCTGGCGCAGGCTCGAAAGCCTGGAATGCGATCAAGAAGGGCGCATCGTGGCTGGGTGACACCCTGCTGGGGTCGGCGAAGGCGGGCGTGAAGAACGTCGTCAACCCGCTCCTCGCCAACTTCCCCGGCATGGACACCGGCTTCGGGAAACTGATCCGGAAGATCCCGAACGGGATCATCGACGCCCTGTTCGGCTACAGCAAGGAAGCCGACAAGCGGGGCGGAGGCGGTCTCGGCGGACCGCGGATCGCCGCTGCACTGAAGTGGGCGAAAACCCAGGCCGGGCTGCCCTACCAGTGGGCTGGCAACGGCAACCCGAGCTGGGACTGTTCCGGGTTCATGTCGGCGATCGAGTCTGTGATCCGAGGCCAGAAGCCGCACCGGCGCTGGGCGACGATGGCGTTTGCCGGGAAGACAGCACCTCCCGGGTGGGTCTACCACGGAAATTCGCCGTTCCGTATCGGCATCACGAACGCCGGCGTCGGGCACACGGCGGGCACGCTCGGCAAGACGAACGTCGAGTCGAGGGGCGGCGACGGCGTCGTCGTCGGCTCCCGGGCCCGCGGCTACAACGACAGCCTGTTCGGGTCTTGGTATGGGTTCATGCCCGGCAAGTACGACAGCGGCGGCTACCTGCAGCCCGGGCTCAACCTCGCCTACAACGGCACCGGCAGGCCCGAGCCCGTCTTCACCACGGCCCAGGCCAACGCGCTGACATCGAGGGCCGCGCTCGGAGGCCCATCCCGCTTCGAAGGTGATCTGTTCCTCGACTCCGGCGAGTTCCTCGGCAAGGTGCGCGGTGAAGCCCAGCAGGTCGTCAACGAGGGCAATCAGCAGTTGATCGATAGTCTCTACGCGAGCTGAGGAGGCCCCGCTTTGGCGATCCCCGGGAACCTCCTCAGCTCGCGTAGAGACTATCGATCAAC